CCGCCGCAGCCGCCGAATGGTATGAGCGGCAGCGCGCCGAATACGGCCCGTCCGACAGTGAGGAAAGCTATCGCGCGATTACAGCCGACAGCTTCCGAGACGAGGCCATACGTGCCGCCATGCAATCACAATCCTCACTGCTCTCATCCGACCCGCAGCAGCTCGCCTCATGGCTCGAACAGGCGATCACACGCTGGGTCCACTACTCCGGCCGCCAGACCATCGCCAACAACGTCATGCGCGACCCGTCGAAACCACATTGGGCGCGCGTGCCCCGAGGCGCCAAAACCTGCGCCTTCTGCCTAGTGCTCTGCTCGCAGGGCTTCGTATACCGCAGCGAGGACACGGCCACGTTCGCGCACGGCAGCATCGACAAATACCACAACGACTGCGACTGCGAGGCGATCGCCTCATGGGACGCGGACGAATCGATCATCAAAGGCTACGACCCGGACCGCCTCTACGACCAATACGCCAAAGCGCGCGACATGATCGCAAGCGGCAACATCCCCGAGGAATGGCGCGAACAGATGAAAGCCGCCGGCATCAAGACCGACAGCATGTACGACCCACACGCTCTCGCGTTCCTCATCCGCAGGACGTGCCCGGGCTCCGTGCGCGACGGCGTCAAGGGCGACTGACCGAAACCGAAACAGATTTTCCAAGGCGACCGCACGGCCGCCTTTTTTACCGTCCGAAGCCGCACGGCCGATGGACGGCGCAACAAGAAAGGGAGGGCCACATGGCCGAAGAAGCATCCAATTCCACCGACACCGAACAGAACGCGACGGACGCAACGGAGCCGCACGGCACCGAAGGCGGGGAACTGGACTACAAGGCGCTCTACGAGCAGTCGCAGGCGGACCTCGAGAAGGTCACGGCCGAAAGCCGCAAGTGGGAGAAGAACGCCAAGACCAATTACCAGAAGGCGAAGGAATTCGACTCGATCAAGCAGTCGCAGATGACCGACCAGGAACGCATCGACGCCCTGCAGGCCAAGGTCGACGGCTACGAGCGCGCCGAGTCCATCAGCAAATGGAAGGCGGAGGCCGCCAAGAAGTACGACCTGCCGGCGGACCTCATCCAAGGATCCGACGAAAAGCAGATCGACGACCACGCCAAGGCCCTCAAACAGTACATCGCGGCGATCAAGAAGCCGAAGATCAACGTGCCCGGCGGCAACAAGAACCCCGACGAGCGCAATGTCAAAGGCGACTGGCTGCGAGATGCGATCCAAAACTCGCGCCACTAACAACGAAAGGAAAACAAAATGGCGTCAACCGTCAACCAGATGATCGGATCCACCGACCTCGGCTCCGGCAACGGACTCATCCCGGTCGAATACGCGACCCAGATCATCCAGGATGCACCGAAGCAGTCCGTCATCATGAGCCGTGCGCGCACCGTGCGCATGAGCACCAAGACCCGCACCCAGCCCGTGCTCGACTCCAAGCCGATCGCCTACTGGGTCGGCGGAGAAACCGGCCTCAAGCAGACCACCAAGATGAAGTGGAGCGGCCTCACCATCACGGCGGAGGAACTCGCCGCGATCGTCCCGATCCCCGAAGCCGTTCTCGACGACGCCGGCATCCCGCTCTGGCCCGAGGTCATGCCCCGTCTGACCGCCGCCATCGGCCTCAAGGTCGATCAGGCCGCGCTCTTCGGCACCGACAAGCCGGCAAGCTTCCCCGAAGGAATCGTCACGCAGGCGACCGCCAAGAAGAACACGATCACCGCCGGCAAGGACCTCGCGGCCGACGTCGCCACCATGGGCCAGAAGCTTGCGGAGCAGGGCTTCGCGATGAACGGCTTCGCCGCACAGCCCGGCCTGCGCTGGCAGCTCGTCAGCCTGCGCAACACCAACGGCACCCCGATCTACACGCCCAGCCTCTCGGCCGAAGCGCCGAGCACCCTCTACGGCTTCCCGCTCAACGAGGTCAACAACGGCGCATGGGATCCGAAGAAAGCCATGCTCATCGGCGCCGACTGGAGCAACTTCGTGGTCGGCCTCCGTCAGGACATCACCTTCAAAATGCTCGACCAGGCCGTCATTACCGACGACAACGGCAAGGTGATCCTCAACCTCGCACAGCAGGACTGCGTGGCGATGCGCGTCACCTTCCGCGTCGGTTTCCAGATCGCCAACCCGATCAACGACGTCCAGTCCGACGCTTCCAAGCGCTTCCCGGCCTACGTGCTCGCGCCGGCCTCCGCGGTCGCGGCGAGCCTCGAGGATTCCGGCACCCCGGTGGTCACCGCCGACGACGCCTCCGCTGACGACGCCGAAGCGGGTTCCAAGGCCGCATCCAAGACGAAGGGCAAGTGATCGCATGGCGGACGGTGAAGAACCCGACTGGGAGACCGAGCCGTTCGCCACGTCCTCCGACCTCGAACAGAGATGGAGGGCGTTCGGCGAAATGCCGAGCGAAGACCGCAAGCTCGCCGACACGCTGCTCTCCGACGCGTCGCAGATCATTCGCGACGAATGCCCAAGATGGCGCGAGACGAGCCCGCTCACACGCAAGATCATCGCGTGCGAGATGGTCAAGGACGTGCTGAGCCAGTCCGACGACGCGATCGGCGTGAGCCAATCGACCGAGACCGCCGGCAGCTTCAGCCAGACCCGCCAGTACGCGAACCCCTCCGGACGCCTCTACCTCACGTCGGCGCAGAAGCGGCGCCTGCTCAAAGGCAGGCAGACCATGTGGTCGGTCGACCTCACGACCGGGGCGGCGGTGCTCCCATGAGCATGCGCGGCGAAACCGTCGTCGTGCATCGCATCGCCGACACCGGCGAGACCGACGACCTGAACAATGAGATCACCGCCGTCAAGACCGACACCGTCGAAAACGTGCTCGTCGAACCGGGAAACCAGTCCGACGCCACCGACGCGACCAGACCGGACGGCATCACCGTCGCCTACGTGCTCTACTTCCCGAGAGCCTACCGGTTCGAAGGGCTGCGCGGGGCGACCGTCGAAATCGACGGAGTCGACAAACCACTGCACGTCATCGGCGACCCAAGGCCAATCGACGGCGGAATCAGACCGACACGATGGAACCTCAAGGTCGAGCTGGAGGAACGGGATGGCTAGGATCCGCACCCAACTACGCAAGGACGGCGTGCTCGCGATCCTCAACAGCGCCGAAATGAACAGTCTCGTGCGCGGCAAATGCGAAGAGATCCAGGCACGCGCCAACGCGTCAAGCGGAGGCGGATACGAGTCAAGCGTCATCAAGACCGACCGAGCGCACGGCGCCGTCTACACGGGCACATACGAGTCCGCGAAAGACAACGCACGGCACAACACGCTGCTCAAATCGATCAGCTGAAAGGAACACCACGATGTCCATGGTCGAAACGGCAGTCATCAAGCGCCTCAACGCGGACGAGGAAATCAAAGCCGCCGGCCTCACAGCCTACGGCGACGTCCCCAAGTCACGTCCGGCGCGATTCATCACCGTGGAACGCGTAGGCGGCGCCTCAGGCCGGATCATCGACCGGCCACTCATCGCAGTGCAGATCTACGCGACCACAAGAAGCGAGGCCATGAAACTGGCCGAAACGACCCGCATGGCGCTCCAACGCCTCACGGATCCGACCGACATCCCCGACCTCGCCGAAATCGCGGCAGTCGACATATCGGGCGTGACCAACTATCCGCTCGACGAGAAGACGCCACGATACCAAATCACCGCGCAACTCGCGGTGCACGAATGAAAGGAACCACATGAGCAAACCAAACTCGCAGATGGTCTCCGTCGGAAAGCCGCACGGAGACGGCGGAAGGGTGGCCGGCGGCGCATGGTACGCCAAAACCGGCGGAGCACTGCCGAAGGACGCCACCACCGTGCTCGCAAGCACCTTCACCGACCTCGGATACTTGTCCGACGACGGCCTCACCGACACCATCGACAAGAACTTCACCGACGTCACCGCATGGGGCGGCGACCGCGTCCTGAGCGTGCTCACCTCCCAGACCGAGAGCTTCAAGTTCGCGATGCTCGAGACCACACTCGACACGCTCAAGGTCGTTTACGGATCCGACAACGTCACCGACAACGCCGGAGTCATCTCCGTCAAGCACAACGCCAAGGGCAACGAGACGTTCACGTTCGTGTTCGAAATCGCCATGACCGGCAACCGCGTCAAGCGAATCGTCGTGCCATCCGCTGTCGTCACCAACCTCGACGACGTCGAATACAAGGACGGCGACGCCATCAACTACTCCATCGAACTCGCCGCATTGCCCGACTCTGACGGCAACACGGCCTACGAGTACATCAGCGCCGTCTCCACCACCTCTTCCGGATCCAGCCGCTGAGCCATCCGGACGCAAATACCGGCCGTGCGGCGGCACACAAGCCGAGTCCCCGCCGCACGGCCCACCACATACCAGGACCACGGCACGAACACCGAAAGGCATAATCAATGGCGATCATCATCCAGGACTACGAACCATCCGGCGACACCGTCGAAGTCATCCTCCCCGGCAGCAAGAAGCGCTGGAGCATCCCGAACGCCGCAGCACTGACCATCAAGCAGATGACCGCGGCCCAGCACGGAGACTTCGGCTTCGTCTACGACCTCTTCCCCGAAGAGGCCCACGAACTGATCGACAACCTCCACACCAAACAGATCGAACAGCTCCTGAACGGATGGACCAAGGAAAGCGGCGTGGAAGACGGCCCAAAAGAATAGCCGCCGTCTGCTGGCTCGTAACCGAGCATCGCGACGCCGTGGAACTGCTGCTCATCGAACACGGCCTACGACTCCGCATGCTCGGCCACGGCCTGTCATTCAACGACCTTTATATCCTCTGCGCCCACGCGCCGGAAGGATCCGCGCTCGCCGGAGAGATCGATCCGGCGGCGAAATGGACGCACCGCGACTACATGCTGTGGTCCATGGAATACAGCCTACGATGGCTCGCATGGTCCAAGACCAAAGACGCGCAGCACAAGCGGCATCGGCCGGAACCGCTGCCGACGCCCGGAAAGCGCAAGGACACGAACAGCGGACGCTTCACGGACATCCAGCCTATGAGCGTCGACGAAATGCGTGAATACCTCAAGCGGCCAAGACACGCAATCAGAAAGAAATAAACACCTCAGGACTCGGCGGTTTGTGAGGAACGATGGCCGGAGTGACCATCATGGACGCCTGGATCAACGTCGTCCCCAGCATGGCTGGAATCACCGGAAAGCTCAACAAGCAGATCTCCGGAGTCGGCGACCAGGTCGGAACGAAACTCGGATCCGAAGCCGGACACGGCTTCTCCAAGGGACTGCTCGGCGTCGGCGCCATCGTCGGCGCCGCCGCGCAGGTGACGCAGAAGGCCATGAGCGCCATCTCCAGCAGCATCGGCAGCGCCATATCGCGCAGCGACCAGATGAACAACTTCCCGAAAGTCATGGCCAACTTGGGCTATTCGTCCGAGGACGCCGCTGCCAGCGTCAAGAAGATCGGCAAAGCGTTGGACGGCCTGCCGACGTCGAGCGCTGTCATGAGCGGCATGGTCCAGCAGTTGGCGCCGTTGACCTCAAGCCTCGACGAGGCGACCACGATCAGCCTCGCCTTGAACGACGCCATGCTCGCCGGCGGAGCCAGCACGATGGAGCAGGAGAACGCCCTGACCCAGTACACGCAGATGCTCTCCGCCGGAACGGTGGACATGCAGGCGTGGCGCTCCATCCAGGCCGCAATGCCCGGCCAGCTCAACCAGGTGGCCGAGGCGCTGCTGGGAGCCGGCAAGAACGGCAACGACTTGTACGAGGCCATGAAAAAAGGCACGGTCTCTTTCGACGACTTCAACAAAGCGATCGTCGACCTCGACAAAAACGGGTTCGGCCAGTACGCCAGCTTCGCGCAGCAGGCCAAGGACGCCACGCAGGGCATCGGCACCGCCATCGAGAACGTGCACAACCGCATCGCGAAGGCCGTGCAGAAGGTCATCGAAGCCGTCGGCGTCTCCAACATCAGCGGCGCCATCAACGCGTTTTCGTCGCAGTTCGGCAAGATCGGCGACGCCGCCGCCGCGGCCGTCACCGTCGCCAAGAACTGGCTCATCAGCCTGTACAAGGACGTCGAAAGCACCGGCAGCTTCCAGAAGCTCCAGAACGCTTGGGCCGGTGTCGTGAAGGCTTTCCAGTCGGTCGATTGGAAGAACCTCATCCCGGCCGACGTGTTCGACCGGTTCACGTGGGCGATCGCCAACGCCATGACCATCGCGATCAACGGCATATCGAACCTGCTCGCGATCATAGGCGAGGCGATCAAGGCTGTCGGCCGATTCGTGCAGGCGTTCGCCGCGACCGGAGCATTCCAGGCGTGGATCGAGATCCTGAACATGGTCGTCGGGCTCGTGCGCGACGTCGTGACCGCGATCGGACGCATCATCGCCAAGTTCGTCGAACTCGCCACGCACGGAAAGGACGCCAGCGACTTCGGAACCGCCGTCGGCAACGCGTTCAAGGCCGTGGCCGAAGCGGTCAAACCGGTCATTAGGGCGCTCGACGAAGTCGCGAACTGGGCGGCCAACAATGCCGGCAAGGTCGTCACGGCCATCAAACTCATCGGCGCCGCAATGCTCGCCGTCAAGGGCTATCAGGCGATAACCGCCGGACTGCAGGGCGTCGCGAAGGCCGCCAAGGCGGTCGGAGGTGCTGCCGGTGGAATCTCCAAGACCGTGGAATTCATCAACGAGATGGGCGGTCTCGGCGCGGCGCTGAAACACGTCGCATCGAACCTCAACATCGTCAAGGCCGCGCAGGCCGCATGGAACGCCATCACCACGGCCGCCACCGCGGTGCAGGGCGCCTTCAACGCCGTCATGTCCGCCAACCCGATCGCGCTCGTGGTCATCGCCATCACGGCGCTCGTCACGGCGCTCGTGCTCTTTTTCACCAAGACGGAGCTCGGACGGCAGATGTGGTCGTCGTTCATCACATGGCTCCAGCAGGCATGGCAGTCGGTCAGCGCCTTCTTCGTCGGACTGTGGAACGGCATAGTCCAGGTGTTCAAGGACGCCGTCCAATCCGTGCAGACGGCGTGGAGCTCGGTCACGTCCTTCTTCACCAACCTGTGGAACGGCATCGTGTCCGGCGTGCAATCCGCATGGAACGGCGTGACTGGCTTCTTCTCCAACCTGTGGAACACCATCTCCACGGGAGTGCAGACGGCGTGGAACGCCATAGCCGGAATCTTCACGTCCGTCAGCCAGATGATCCAGAACGCGATGGCGACCGCCTGGACGGTCATCGGCGCAGTCATCCTCGCGCCGATCAAACTCATCCAGTCCGGCATCAACACCGTCTTCACGTGGATCCTCGACTTCATCGCCGGACAGATGGACTCCACAAGCGGGGTCATGCAAACCGTGTGGACCGGCATCTACAACATCGTCAACGGCGTATGGACGGCCATCGGCACGGTGATCCAGACCGTCATCAACTACATGCGCATGATAATCGTCGCCGTCCTCGACCTCATCAAAGGCGACTGGCAAGGCGCATGGAACACCGTCAGCAGCTTCTTCCAGACCACATGGAACGGCATCGTCTCCTTCCTCGCGCCGGTCATCGAAGGCGTCAAAACGGCCATCGGCAACGCGCTCAACGTGATACGAGGCGCGTGGAACAGCGTCTGGATGGCAATAAGCACGTTCTTCTCCAACGTCTGGAACGCCATCGTCTCCACGGTGACGCAGAAGGTCAACGCGGTGGGCAACGTCATCAGATCCGTCTGCTCGGCCGTCTCGTCCTGGTGGAACGGGATCTGGAACGCGATAAGCGGCTTCCTTTCCGGCGTCTGGAACGGCATGGTCAACGTGGTGTCGAACCGCATCAACGCGGTCCGCAACACGATCGGCAACGCGCTCAACGCGATACGAGGCGCGTGGAACAGCGTCTGGAACGGCATCAGCGGCTTCCTCGGCGGGGTCTGGAACGGTATGGTCAACGCTGTCGGAGGCGCAGTCGGCCGAATCGGCGGACAGGTCGGCCGAATCTGGGGCGTCGTCACCGGAGCGCTCTCCGGAGCTGGAGGATGGCTCTACAGCGCCGGCCGCAACATCGTCCAAGGCCTCATCAATGGCATCGGCGGAGCGTTCGGGTGGCTCAGAAGGACCATCACGAACCTCGGCAGCAGCGTCGTCGGCTGGGCCAAGGGTGTGCTCGGCATCCACTCCCCATCGCGAGTTTTCAGGGACGAAATCGGTCAGAACATCGCGAAGGGCATGGGCCTCGGCATCGAACGCGGCCAGCGGACGGTGCACGACGCCATGAGCTCCCTCTACGACGAGATCGACCCGTCGAAGACGGACACGGGCGTCAACGTAACCGCTCGAGGAACCTACCAGCTCGCCTACGCCGACGAGATGCAGCTCGCCTCGCGCGGCCAGCAGATCACCAAGCAGGACATGCTCGAAGCGCTCCGCGAGGCATTGGGGGACGGCGTCACGCTCCATCTCAACGATCGCGGAGGCGAGGTCATGGCCGGCAAGCTCGCCAAGCCGATGGCCGACGAATTCGAAAAGCGCACGAATCTCGGAAGGTGACAAATGCTCTCCACACTCCACATGCCGACGCCATCAGTCGACGACGTCAGACTCGACGGAACACCACTCGAAAGGGTGATGCTCGGCGTCGGCAAGGACGGCATCACGGTCGGCAAAAGCGACCAGTCCATCTCGACCGAATCGATACCAGGCCGCAACGGCGTGCTCGACGTGACGCTCGAGGACGAGACCGGAGCGGCCTACGCCGGAATGCGAACCATCACGGCGACCCTCTTCACGGCAGGCGGCGAGGACGACATCTTCGCCGCCAAATCATGGCTCGGCGCATTGAACGGCAGGAACACCACGCTCTCATGGCGCGGCATGCCCGGCGAATGGCGCGGAAGGCTCTCGGTCGGCGAATGGTCCGACGTGGTGACGCATGGCGGCGTGCTGCAGGTCTCCACCGTGGAGATCTCCATGTCCGCCATGCCATGCCTCTACGCGCCGCCACGCTCGGCGACGCTCCACGCCGGAGCCACCAGCATCCACGTGCGCGGCAACCGGCCGGCATGGCCCACGATCACGCTCGCACCGTCGAACGGAGCACGCAGCGTGCGCGTCGAAGACGGCCACGGCCACGCGATCGAACTCGCGGCAACCGGCCAGACGCTCACCGGATCCATCACTATCTCGACCGACCCGGACGGCCGCGAATGCAGGATCAACGGCAACCTCAAGGCGCCGACGTTGGAAAGCGACTACTTCCCACTGCTGCCCGGACTGCAGACGCTCACGCTCGCCAACTGCTCCGGCTCGCTCGAATACGAACCACTCACACTCATCTGAAAAGGCCATCATGCGATTCATACTCTTCGACAGGTGGGGCAATCCGCTCGGCGACATCCAATCGGTCATCGACGCGAAACGCACGCGCGGCACCGACGGCACCGACACGCTCGACATCACCGTCATCGGCGAGATCAACAAGGACGAACGGATCATGTTCCGCGACTCCATGGGCCGCTGGGCGGAATACCTCTGCCGATATCCGGAGACCGAACGATCCAGCGGACGACCGATCACCACCGCATACTGCAGCGGATCAGTCTGCGAGCTCTCCAAGGTCTACATCGAAGACCGCCGCAACCGATCTGCAACGGCCGAGGCATGCCTCTCGAAGGCGCTCGACGGAACCAAATGGAAGGTCGGAACCGTGCAGGCCGGCCTCACCACGCATCAGGCCGACCTCGCCTTCTACCACGAATTCGCGTCCGACGCGCTCCAGGACATCTGCGACACCTTCGGCCTCGAACTGCAGACCCGCATCGAGGTGGAAGGATCCACCGTCAAGGCACGCTACATCGACCTGCTCGAACAGCGCGGCGACCCGGAGAGCACGCGACGGTTCGAATACCGCAAGGACCTCCCGTCCATCAAAAGGACCGTCGACAGCGACAACGTCATCACCAGACTGTGGTGCTGGGGCAAAGGCGTGGAACAGACCGACGGGAACGGCGAAGCCATAGGCGGATACAGCCGCAAGATCGGCATCGGCGACGTCAACGACGGCAAGCCGTACCTTGACGCCGACGCGTCCACGCTCGCGCAGTGGGGCATCGCCGGACCGGACGGCAAGACCATGCCGGCGGAAGGCGTCTACGAGAACGGCGACATCGACGATCCCGCCAAGCTGCTCGCCGCCGGCAAGGCTCGTCTCGCAAAAGCCTGCAAGCCATCTGTCAGCTACACGGCCACGGTGGCCGCGCTCGGCCGAGCCGGCTTCGACCCGGAAGGCGTCGACGTCGGGGACAGCGTGCAGATCATCGACTCGGCCTTCACGCCGACGCTCCGCCTCGAGGGCCGGGTACTCAAAATCGAAGAGGATCTGATCGGCACACTCGCCGACACCACGCTCACACTCGGCAACATCACACAGTCGTACACGCAGCGCATGGCCGCGCAGAAACAACAGCTCGACAAGCTCATCAATTCCAGCGGCGCATGGAACGACGCGGCCGGAGGCAAAGGCGTCTACATCGCCGACCTGATCGACCGCATCAACCAGGTCATGAACGAGACCGGCGGATACGTCTACCAGACACCGAACCAGGGCATCTACGTGTACGACAAGCCAATCGACCAGAACCCCACGCAGGTCATCCAGATCGGCGGCGGATACTGGCGGTGTGCAAGCTCGAGAAAAGCGAACGGCGACTGGAACTGGCGCAGCCTCGCGAACGGCAAAGGAATCTTCGCCGACGCGATCTACACCGGCCTGCTCTCCGACGCCGCCGGCTACAACAGCTGGAACCTCGACACCGGCGACTTCAAACTCTCCGCACGGACGACGGTCGGAGGAAAAACGGTCGACGCGATCGCCGGAGACTCATCGTCGGCAGCGCTTGCCGCGGCGAAGAAGTACGCGGACCAGATGAAGCGTGAGTCCGACCAGACCGACCTCGACAACCTCGCCGCGGCCAAGGACTACGCGCAGGCGAAAGCCGAAGAGGCCCGAAAGAACGCGCTCGCGTCCGCCTCGACGGATGCGACGAACAAGGCGAACGCTGCCCTCGAGGCGGCGAAGAAGGCGGCGCAGGCGTACGTGGACGCCTTGGACGAGTCCCTTGGACAGAAGAGCGTGTTCGACCGGCTCACGAACTACGGCAAGATCCAAGGCTTGTTCATGCAGAACGGCAACCTGTATGCCAACGCGTCCTACGTCAAGTCCGGCGTCCTGGACGCGAACCTCGTCAAGGCCGGCATCCTGACCGACAAGAAGGGCCTGCAGTACTGGGACATGACCACCGGCGAATTCCGGCTGGCCGGAACCAGCACGATCGGCGGGAACAAGGCGAGCGACCTAGCCACCACCACGGCGGCACAGCGGCTCACCTCCGAAGCCGAGGCGGCGGCCAAGAAGTACGCCGACGGAATCGGAACGGACACGCTCGCCTCGGCTAAGGCCGACGCCACAAGCAAGGCCAACGCTGCGCAATCCGCGGCCGCGGCCGATGCGACCAAGAAGGCGAACGCTGCGGAGGCAACCGCCAAGAAAGCCGCCTCGACGGATGCGACGAACAAGGCGAACGCTGCCCTCGAGGCGGCGAAGAAGGCGGCAGCGGCCGGCGACACCAGCACGCTCGAAGCCGCCAAATCGTATGCCGACAACACGGCCACGAGCCATGTGAACACGTTCGAGAAGGCGCTCACACAGCAGTACATCTTCGACAAGCTCACCGACGGAGGCAAACTCCAAGGCCTCTACATGAGCAACAACCTGCTGTACGTCAATGCCACATACCTGCGGTCCGGCATCATCAGCGGAGCGAGAAGCTACTGGAACCTCGACTCAGGAATCTTCAGCATGAGCGACGCGAACGGAGTCGAAACGGTTCATCTCGACGGCAACGGCAGCCATAACACGCTCACCGGAACCTTCCAGACTGGCACGTCCGGCTCACGACTGTGGATGAGCCCTAGTTTCAAGCAGACACCAGTCGGCGGAACCGCCGACATCACCGGCGCCGGCATCTCGTTCATCCACGCGACCACGGCGGCGCAGCAGCCATACATCGCTGCCGAGTCCACGAATTCTGAACTGGGCGAGATCTCGACGCTGACGTTCAACGGCGGCCGTCGGGCGGACACCGATCCGGGCGCCTTCGTGCGAGTCGGCAGCACGAAAAACAAGGACGCCAAGAGAGAGGGAATATTCCAGGCCATCGTCATGCGCGACTACAGCATGGCATCCGGAGACGCGAAAAGCTCCGGCGCACGACTGGTCTCTTTTGCCTCTCCGGATACCGGCGCACTGGATACGTATTCGGAAATCGCCGCATGGGATCCAAACGGCGCCGTCGGCGTTCAGGCGGACATCAACACCGGATACCTCTACATGGGGGGCTTCCTCGGAGGCTATACGAATCGGCATACGTTCGTCGGATCTGCGGCATGGCAGGCGTGGAAGCCGAGTGGCGGCGCCATCTCCGTCGGAGCAAGCGTGTCAGTGCATTACGCGCTGTCATCACCGGCTAAATACGGAAGGTATTACGCCGTTGCAAACGCTGATGGCGAATGGGGCGGAATCGTCATGCACGTCAAAAACACAGGTGGCCAATCGGGATGGGACATCCAGCTGTACAACGCCGACCGAAACCCTTGTTCGGTCACGATGTGGTGCGAAACGCTCGGATGGCTCGTTAAATAAAAGGACGGCGAACATGAAACAAACCATGGCAATGAACGACGGGAACATCGTCATCAACTGCGAAGAACCTGTCAACGGATACCAGCAATTCGTTCTCTCGCCTGGAACCATCGCATCATGGACGGCATTGCTCGGGCTCGGATCCACATCAGAAGCGATCGCCGCAATCATGCAGGGCAGAGAGGACACGACAAGATATGATCCATCAACCGGTAAGGGCGTTTGGACGGAAGCATATGACGCGCTTGAGGCCGCGCTTAACGATGCGGCAGTCGATATGTCGATGCTCGCCGACGACGGGACCACGCAGAACGACCCGTTGACAGTCGCAAGGAACGATGCCCGAAAAGGCATGAACCTTCCAGTCATACCGCAGCAGTCGCAGTCCGTATCGACCTTCGCGCTTGACGAATCCAGCGAAACCGGAATAGACACGTCCTGCGTCGACATGCAGGCGCTTTCCGGCCTGCTCTCCGACAAAAAGGTCACAGATGCCATCGACCATGCGGAGGAAAGCTTCTACGCGGGCCTCATGCCACAGACCGATGAAAGGTAGGAAAAATGAACGATGACAAGCAGTACGTCAGCTTCGACCGGCTCGTATCTCAGAAGCTCTCCGAACAGCTCGCCGACGCGAACCGGCAGATCGCCACACTCGCGGCCATGTGCGACGTCAAGGACGCGCAGATAGCCGAACTCCGAGGCAAGATCGAAAACAAGGACGGCGAAAATGGCAACGCTTGACGCATTCCGCACGGCAAGCGGCGACCCACTCAAACTCGACTTCGCCAACGACCGCGTGCCGGACGTGCGCCTCAACGCCGGCGACGTCAACGGCCGCACCATCACCGTCGAGATCTGGGACGACGGAATGCCGGTCGACACCGACGGACTCGCCGCCACACTCGCCTACAACACCAATCCCGGCAGGGACCTCGGCGACCGCATCGCCATGACCGCCGTCCCCAACACCGAAACGGCCACATACACCGTCCCTGTGCCACGCAAGGCGCTCGCGCGCACCGGCCACATCCTGCTCGGCATCGAACTCGAATTCCACGGTTCGAAGATCTGCTCGCGGAACTTCGACGGCATCGTCGAACGCGCAGTGTTCGACACCCAATCGCCGGAGATAGCCGACACCATGGGACAACTCGAAAAGCTCATCAACCAAGCGAACACGGCCACCGCCAAGGCGGACGCGGCGGGGGACAGGGCCGAAAAGGCCGCCAACACGGCAACCGACGCGACGAACGCGTTCAAAACGGCGAAAATCGAATACTCGCAATTCTCCGACGCGCTCAAACAGACCATCTCCACGATGGCCGCGAACGGCGTCATCATCGCCACCGACGAGGACATGCGCGCCGCTTTCGACCAATACGTGGCGCCGACGCTCGCCGCGCAGGGCGGACCGTTGGACGACGACACGATCAACTGGTTCATCGACTACATGAGGAAGGACTAAAACATGGTGAATCTCAATGCGGGTTGCACGATCGGACAGGCGGCGCAGCTCATCAAGATGGCGCACGAGCAGGACTCGAACGCCGCCACGCTCGCCTACGATTCCAGTCGGGGCGAGTATATGAACGTGGCCGCATGGTGGCACGCCCATCGCGACGGACGAGTGTACGGCGCGAAATTCCCCAAGTTCAGCTATTCGAACAGTCCGGCCGGCACGAAGACCCGCGACAACGCGAACCTGAAGATCGAGCTGAGCACGAACGCCACGGCAGGCCGCGACGACTACTGCTCTCTCAACGCCTTCCGCACGCTTGAGGTCAACGCCACCATCGACGACGACGGAAAACCGCATGTCAAGGCAATCAGCGGCCTCGACAACCGTTTCAAACGCGACGGATCCAACGGCGACGTGTGGATCATGCACGCGCCGCTCTTCTACAAGGTCGAGGACACCGGCACCCACATCGAATTCCTCATCTCCGACACGAAATACGACGGCTACACCGACTTCACCGGCCAGCTGCTCACGGACGGCACCAGAAGGTCCGCCATCCTCCATGCCAAATACATGGCCGGCCTCGACTCGAAGAACCTTCCGGTCAGCATCAGCGGCGTGAAACCCGCACGCACGTTCGGCTGCCAGAACGACCTCATCGACTATTCCGCCCGCAAGGGCAAGGGCTACGCCGGCCGATGCACCGGAGACGACTTCTACGTGCAGATGATGCTGCTCATCAAATGGGCGACCAAGAACAGCGACGTGCTCGGAGGCTGCTGGGGATACCCCGGACAGTGCGCCGTCACCGTGGCCGAGACCGGCAAGACGCGTGTGATCGTCAAAACATCCGACGCCAACGGCTTCCTGATCGGCTCCACGGTCAACGTGGGCACGGACAAGGAACGCAACAACACCGGCAACGCGTCGGCGGCCGAAGCCCGCACCATCCTCTCCAAGACCACCATCGACGCGTCCAACACCGCGCTCAACCTCGACGGAGCCGCTTTCGGCACGACCACCTCGTGCTTCGTGAGCACGATGCCGTGGAAGACCGGAGCTTGCGACAAGGTGCAGGGCACCGACGGCCGTCCGCAATCCGGATCCGCTACGCAGCAGCCATTCGTCCTGCAGGGCATCGAGATGGGCAACGGCGCGTACGAGACCATGCACGACATCATCGTGCAGGCCACGAAGGACGCCGACGGGAACATGGGCCATGAGCTGATCTGGCGCGTGGGGGACACCTTCAAGGCCTCCAAGAACTCGACCGCGAATTACACGCAGATCGGCGCCTATCCGGACGTGCCCAAGGCGAACGACGGTCAGTGGAAATACTCCACCGACGTGGAGATCCACGGTGGAATGTTCGTCCCATCGGGCACCACGGCAACCTCCACCACCGGCATGTGTGATGCCGTCATCGGCAACCCCATCGCATCCCAGGGTCTCCGTCAACTGCTGCGCCTCGGGCGCCTCGGGGGCGGGTCGAGCTGTGGCCTGTGGGTTGCGGGCCTCTGGAACGACTTGGCGTACCGCTGGTGGTTCATCTGCTCGCGCCTATCTGCGCTTGGCCGCACGAAGCTGTAGGCGCAGTGCGGTGGGGGTGAGCGACAGCGAGGGGGCGAAGCCCCATCATCCCACACCCACCGACGCTTTCGAACGATCGTACTGATCCGAAAAAACAATCATTTTGGGACTTGTGGCGGTGTGCCGTCCGGCCGGCTGCTCTGCAGCGCCTCGGGAACCTCAGGGACAGGTCGAACTGTGGCCTGTGGGTTGCGAACCTCAGGAACGACTTGACGAACCGCAGGTGGAACATCTGCTCGCGCACATCTGGAACATCCCCGTCAAAACGAGTCTTTACGCCACAATTACCCTCCACACCGTGAGAGGGCATGCCACGGCCATGCGCCGAAAATGCGAACCAAGCACGCGGCTGGTAGACGATCCACGCCAGCACCATCGAACGCCGCCTTAGTCCAGATAGGGGAGTCGGAAGACAGCTTGAAAACATATTGCAAACACACCAGATGCGGCGGAACGCTCTTCGTCCGCCACTGCATCGACCTGTACCTCAGAGACAAGAAGGGCAGGTCGGACGTAAAACGCTTCATCGCCTCGTATGACGGCGACCTCGACGCCATCGCCTCCGACATGGCCGGCGAGATTCGCAGCGGGAACATCAGACTCGGCGAGATCAGGTACTTCAACCGCGTCGAGCCGACGAACGGGAAACGCAGGATCATAGGCAGGGAGACGGTGCGCCACCAGATCTTCGACTGGATCGCGGTCACGGCGCTCATGCCGATGCTCAAGGCCAAGGTCGGCCCGCACCAATGCGCCAGCATCAAGGGCAGGGGAACCGGACGCGTCCGCCAGCTCGTCAAACGATGGTCGTTCGAGGGACGGTTCAAATACTTCATCAAGATGGATGTCCGCAAATACTATCCGAGCATCGACCGTCCGACGCTCAAGGCGATGCTCTCCCACGACGTCGGAGACGCCCAACTGCTTCGCCTCACGTTCGCTCTCATCGATTCGTACCAGGGCGAAAACGGGTTGAACATCGGCTCGTATCTCTCGCAATGGCTGGCGAACTACTATCTTTCCGGCGCCTTCCACCACGCCGCCGAACGGCTGACCGCCACACGTCGGCGGAAGGACGGAACCGCCGTGAGCCGAAGGCTCATCGACCACGTCGTCTTCTACATGGACGACATACTGCTCGTGTCGCATTCGAAACGTGATCTCAAAATGGCCGCCACACGCTTGGTCAAATGGATCGAAACGAACCTCAAGGTCAGCATCCACCCCGAATGGAACCTCAAATACTGCGCTTTGGAACCGGTCGACATGGCCGGTTTCACGTTCCGCCCGGACGGACGCGTGAACATCCGGACGGTCATATTCCTGCGCATGCGCCGAGCCTTCAACCGCGCGGCCCGCGCATCGTGGATCGGCTACGCCCTCGCCAAACGTTGCGCCTCCTACTGGGGGTACCTCGTGCACAGCGACTCATGGTCGTACCGCCGACGCCACGACATCGATTCCATCATGCGCAGGGTCAGGGCTTCGCTCCGGCTCCACGCGAAAATGCAAAGGAGAAGATATGCAATTACCGATCGTGTCCAGTAGCGAACCGCTCGAGAAAGTCAGCTACTTCCGGCGCGGCGACGGCATGGCGGACATCCGTCTGCGCCGCAACATCAGGACCATCGAACATGAGGCCACGTCCGACGGCATGCCGGCATGGACCGAATACCAGGCCGAGGAAGCGTATCTGCTGCGCGACCTCACCGAACAGGAGGCCGTCGAACAGTACGACACTCTATGGCGCTCGTACATCACCGAACACAAGGATGCCGACGAACGCATCGCGGAACTCGAACAGGTCGGCGCCGACAACGCCGACAGCATCGCCGAGCTCTACGAACAGCTCGCAACCATCACTGGAGGTGAGAACGCATGAGCAAGCTCGACCAAGCCATGGCGCGCGTTTACGCAAACCGCATCATCATGGGACGATGCACCATCGACGACGTGCCCGAAAAGCTCCGAGACGCCGTGAAGACGTCCCTCGATGAAAAGGGCTGGAACTGGGATGAATGATCCGAACACGGCCGTCACGCTCGTGGCGGCGATCCTGAGCAGCGGAACGATCAGCGCGATCCTCGTGCCGGTCATCTCATGGATCCTGCGCCGCAAGGACGCCAAGGATGCGAAAACGGAGGACGGCGACCCGCTGCGCGAAGGCGTGCGCGTCCTGCTCTTCTGCAAGCTCCGCCAGATCCAGCAGGAAACTGTCTCCGCGGGCGACGTGTGCGACGTGGCGACGAAGCAGACCGCGCAAAAGGTCTACAGCGCCTATCACGCCCTGGGCGGCAACGGTCTCGGCACGCAGATGAAGGACGACATCCTAGCCGCCAAGATCGAACCTTCCAACCAATTCGCCGACGCATGACGCCGACGCATGATTCCAGACCCCGCGCGACGCGGGGTCTTTTCATATCCAACGACAAAAGGAGGAAGGATATGGTCAAACACAAACCGCCGTGGAAGGCGCTGACGGCCGCGCTGCTCGCCGTCTTCATGGCCGTCGCGCCGGTGGCATCGGCCGACATGAACGGCATCGACATCTCCGGATACCAGGCGGCGGACATCCCGTCGGCGGTGCCGGCCGATTTCGTCATCGTCAAGGCCACGCAGGGCATGTGGTGGAGCAACAACAACTACACGCTGCAGCTCGCCAACGCCGACAGGACGGGAAAGGCCACTGGCGTATACCATTTCGCCAACGGCGGCAACGCCCTTAGCGAGGCCGACTTCTTCGTCAACGCCGTCTCCGCCCGCGTCGGACGATCGACACTGAACCTCGACTGGGAGCAGTGCCTTGCGTATGGCCGCTACGGTTGCGCGACCGTCAATCCGAACTGGGGCAATCCGAACTGGATCCGACAGTGGGTCAACCGGGTCCATGACCGCACGCGTGTCTGGCCGGCCGTTTACGTGCAGCGCTCTGCCGTCTGGCAGGTCCCGTCGGATGTCCGCGCACACTGCATGCTCTGGGTCGCCCAGTACGCCAACTCGCTGCCGACCGGCTACCAGAGCTCGCCGTGGAACGGCGGTGCCAGCGGCGAGGGCATGACCCAGTACGCTAGCACTGGCTATCTCAACGGCCGCGGCCCATTGGACCTCAACCGCTTCTATGGCGACCGGTCGGCATGGCAGAAGATCGCATGCGGCGAACGAGCCGGATGCACGGTCGGAACCGTAACCACCGCACCGTCGACGCGAACCGAGACGACCACGACCACCACTGATCTGAACGCGCTCGCAAGCGCCGTCATCCGCGGCGAATACGGCAACGGACAGGATCGGCGCGCACGCCTCGGCGGCAATTACGACCGCGTCATGGCGATCGTCAACGCACGCCTCGGCGGAGGATCCTACTCCGGTCCGACCACGGTCACGACGACCCGCACTTACGTGGTCCGAGCCGGTGACACCGTGAGTGCCATCGCCGAGCGCACCGGCCTCAAGCCGGCATCCGCATGGCACGTCCCGAGCGGCAACATCAACCGGATCTACGTCGGCCAGACGATCACCTATTACGGCTCGACCAC